GCACTTTTGCCTCGTCTGAAATTTTGAGTGCCATTATTTTTTTCTTTTTCTTTTTAACAGTTTTACCCTAGTATGCCAACACCATTCTACCATTTTAATTACACCAGTTTCTACAAATGACACTGATTTATCTAATGCAGCAAAACAATTATATACAAATCTATCTATCACTTAGGTTCTTTCCAATCTATTTTTTGTTTTGTTTGAATATCTTCTTTTTGTTTTAATTTATCTGATGCTTCCATCTCTTCAGTAATCTTTGCTTGTTCCTCTTCATTTTTCTTTTCAATAATTTTTAAATTTTGTACATAAGTTTCGTAATCAGGTCTTAACTTGTCATATTTTTTCCACGCTGCTTTTGCTTGTTTACCTATTTTACCTTCAAAAGGACATGGTGTGCCCGCTTGTTCCATAGCAAAGAATACTCTTTCATCTTGACAAAGTATTGCCACAGCTGCAACTTTCATACCTAAACTATTTAGTTCTCTTGATAATTTTATTCTTTCACAATTTTTATCTCTAAAAGATTTACCACCTGATACACCAATACCAAACGTTTGTACACCTGCTGATGCTCCAGCTAAACAAACATCAGATCCTGCATTAGTTACACTTGGTGCAGAAGCTGTTGGTGGTGCAGATCTCATGTTAGAAGTAGAGTTATTTGTTGTTGTAGTATTATTCGAGCTACCACTTTGATAAGTATTTGTAGCTGAACTTGTATAACCACCAGTGATTGATGTGTTGGATCCGGATGTATTGTTTTGAGTTGTGTTAGGGTAAGCTGGCGTAACACAAAATGCTAGTGAACATAATAATATAATTAGTGCTCCTGTAAAATAATAGTTCACCCTACAACCCTCCATTAGTTTACCTTTTCCAAAATCTATCTTTTAACCTTTTAATAGGTCTAAGAATCCATTTTCTTATAAATGCCTTAATCATGTTTCTTCTCCTCAATCTCGTAGAAAAACTTATCAGTGTCTTCGGTTTTCCACTTTCCAGAGTCTTCTACGTTCCATTCTGACGTTTGAACTTTCCAATCAGGAATATTTTCTTTAACTGTAAAAGAAGGTAGATCCCAGATTAGTCTATTGTTTGGCTGTGCCGCATAGTTGCCGTCATCTAACGCAAGTATGTGAGCGCACTTGTGCTCGTGCGGTATTTCCGAATGTTCGGTGTCAAGTATATTACTCTCTGGATGTGCAAAGTCAACGGTAAATAAATATCTACCATGGTGCCATTTTTTGTCTTTACCTATGTATTTACCAGAGGTTCCTTGTATTATATCCCAAGAACAAACAGCAGGATAATAACTAAAACAATTCCAAAGCTGAAGTTCATCAAGTCTACGTTTCGGAACATCTTCCGGTCTAAATCCTCTCTGAATGAAGGCAGATATCGGGAGACGATAAAAGATAGCGCCGTTCTCCATAATCGCATGGAATAAAAGAGCACTACCTGCAATAGAGCTAAGACCAAAGATAATGCAGTCTTCAACTTCTCCATGATGTTTTTTAAGATCATATAAGTATTCCCTCCTTATTTGTGCGTAAGTCGCTGGTATATTTGAATTTAAGTATGCCATAATATCTATCCATTAATTTCTCCCCAATTATTTCCTGATTCATAATCCACTTTATTAGGGATCTTTAATGTAACAGCTTCTTCCATAATCTCAATAATTTTCTTAGCTTGCTCATCTGACTTTACAGAAATATCTAATTCATCATGTATTTGTATGTGTGGTACAATGCCCTCTCCATATAAATTTAACATAGCTTGCTTAGTCATATCTGCAGCGGACCCTTGTATTAATTTATTTAAAGCTTTGTAAGTGAATGCTCTTCTTATGTTTGCTTTTGCAGCTTTAGGATATTTTTTGTAATAAGCCGCCTCTGCTTCTGCTTTGCTCATAGGTGCAGTAAATTTACCATTATTCCATTCTGCTATTTCCCATTTATCAAATCTACACTTTCTACCACCAAAAGTTTTTATATATCCAAACGCGGACCCATCTCTTGATATCGAGTCCATTAAATCTTTTACAAATGGAACACTGTCATGATATTTATTAAATAATTTTTCAGCCTCTTCTTTTGTAGATAAACCTAACTCTGCCTGTAGTTTTGCTTTACCCATACCATAGAACAATCCTAAGTTAATTGTTTTTGCTTGCGTTCTAGATATGTTAGCCATATCAGCAACAGTCTGGTGGAAGTCTACTTCGTTGTTTTGAAATCTTTCTACTATCTCTGTGACCTCTTCATCACCTTTAAATTTTGTGGCTGCATAGTGTACAACTAATCTTGGTTCTTGTTGACTGTAGTCAAAACATCCCCACTTGTGATCGTTTTCTGGAATAAATAAGGATCTTATCATTGGCCCCAGTTGCTTGTTCCTAGCTGGGATTTGTTGAAGGTTTGGATTCGAGTATGAGAATCTACCAGTAACTGTACCACCACTATCTCCTCTAATAGGGTTGATATCTGCATGTATTCTACCTTTATATTGATATTTAATAATAGTATCTATAAATGTAGTATGTGCCTTGTTTATCTCTCTAGCTTTTGCTATTCTTTGTACTATAGGATTTGAGTGTTCTTGTAAAAAATTTTTAGTAAAGGAAGGTGCTTTTGTTTTCGCGGTTCTTTCATAAGGTAATTTTAATTTGTCAAAAACTTTGGCTATGCTTCTTGCTGCCCATATTTGAGGCTCTAGGCCTGTTTCTTTTTTTATTTCTAGGAGTAACTTTTCTTCTTCTGATGCTAATTGTTGCTTCAATTTATGAGCTGCTTCAACGTCTACGCGTACTCCCTTAAATTTCATATCAATTAAACAAGGAAACAGTTGTGTTTCAAGATTAAATACTTTCGTAAGATCTTGTGCTTTTATTTCTGTAGATAATTTTTTAAATAAAGATAAAGTTAACTCTGCATCTTTTTCAGCATACTTCCCAACATACATTGCAGGTAGCTTCCACATTTCAGATTTTGCATCTATGCCTGCTTTGTCAGCTGCTGCCCTTAAAGCTGTTTCATCTTTTACTTGACCTAAGTAATCTATAGATAAACTGTTAAGTGAATACCATAATCTATTCTCATCTACTAATGATGCCATAACCATGGTATCCACTATGTGACCATTTATTTTTACACCATATGATCTTAACCAGCATACATCGTACATAGCGTTGTGAAATAATTTTACATTAGGTAAGGCACAAATTTCTTTTACCCATCTCATTACTATTGCTTCATCAAAAAAGTTTCCTTCTTTATGTCCAAAAGAATAATAACCAGACCAATCTTCAACAGCTACAGCAACTCCTACAATATCCCCGTCATTTATTAATGCACCAGATCCTCTTGATTTTAAATTAGGATCTCTTGTTTCTAAGTCAATTGCTATATATTTATAATTTTTAAGATCAGGAAAAGACTCAGGACTAATCCATTCCGTTTGTGCTTCAAACATCATTTTTAATTTACCTTTGGTTCATAGACATGTTTTTCTTTTATAATTTTATTTAATTTTTCCTTATTACTAAAAGCATATAGAGCTGCCTCGTAGTCGTATGGAAAAATTTCCCAATCAACTAAAGATGGATAAATCTCTATTTTAAATTTATGTTTACCCACTTTAATTTGTTTTGTTATTGGTTTACTTCTCACCATAATCTCTTTCTAGTATCATCTCCAAATAATGTATTGCCTTCTGTATATCGTCTGCTTTACCTTTACTCTGATGTCTACAAATATACTTTATAGCATTACCCTCTGCAAACAAAAGTTTATTTTCATTAATAAATTCTGCTGGTTGGATTTTCATCGATTGATAATGTTTTCCGCCTACCTGTTTTTCTAAAGAATCGTATGTGACTCCTTTGAATATATCTTTATTTGTCATACTATTGGTTCTCCTATTGTGTAATGATATTCTGATGATGGCTGCATTATAAATAATTTTTCTTTTGCTCTTGTTGTTCCCACATAAAACAATCTGTGTTCAGGATCTGGGTCTTCGTAAGCTGCCCTATAAATAAATTCATCCTGTCCCTCCACACCATAGTCAGTAAACAAACAAACATTTTCGCACTCTCTTCCTTTTGCCCCATGTAATGTTGATAATTGTATTTTTGGTTTAGTCATTAGATCATCACCTCTTTCTAAAAGTGTTTGCATATATTCCTTTGTTTCTTCTGGAAAATGTAATTGTTTCCAGTCGCCCTCTATTAGTAAACCATGATCGGATTTTAATTTTTGTAAATCGACGCTCGTTTCTCGCTGCACGCTTTTACCGCTAGAGTAACCTCTAGCCACATGACCTTTTTTAGCCACTAGATACCCGTAAACTTTTTCTGCTTCTTCTGCAGAGACAACAGCGCCTTGATTTAACCTTGTCCATATTTGATACACCTCTAATATATCATTAGGTAAATGTTTATTTGTTTTACCAGTAAATCTAATACCCAATGAATAAAAGTGTTCTGATATATTATTAAGTAATTTATTTGTTCTAGCCAATATCATCCAGTGCCCTTGTGAAAAATCAAGTTCGTCTAAAATCATATTTTGATGAACCTCACCTTCAGCATCTCTAGGCACCCAATTTTTTTTAATTCTTACACTAAGTCTATCTAATATTTTTACAGCTTCTCTATGCACAGCTTGAGGAACCCTTCTTGATATTTCTTGATCATCTCTATCACCCTCTTGCAACATGAAACAATTTGGATCTGCACCCTGAAACCCATATATAGTTTGATCATCATCACCTGCTATGTACCCTCGCTCACAATTAGATTTTATATAATCAAAACATTTCCATTGATGTGGACTTAAGTCT